CCGTTGTACAAGCTAGTAGCATAGCCATTGTAGATCGGGAACATGCGGGTAGAACCAGCAAATACACGACCACCAATGAGGTTAACTGGCTTTAGACCGTAAGGGGCCGAAACTGTAGGATAAGCCATTTAAATCTCCTAAAATTATTAAGAACCTTTTCCAAAGGTCACCGAGGATTTCCGTTCCATAAAGATTGGCATTCTCGAATCACTTTGGCGCATAAGATTATTATCTACAGCTTCCGCTTGCTGTGCCGTCTGGTTGTTTTCATATTCCATACGTTGAGCAACAAATTCTTCAGGAATCTTGCAAAGTAATAATCCACCAATCTCAATGTTGTCTTTAAAACGACTATTGGGATCGGCTAACAGTTTAAATTTTGGCTGTTCTTCAATGGTTACCGGCTCCCAACCTTCACGCAGCTTAGCAGAGGTATTGCGGGGGTCAGCTTGATTCAACATTGAAACACGAATCCAGCGATAAGCGAAACCAGCCTGTTTGTCTGGCTCTGGGAGAAGTTCGGGCGGACGCCACTGTTTAGGACGCTCACTTAACTCACGGGTTTGCAACTCACGCTCTAATTTATTACTAGCCATATTAGGCCTCCAATTTTAAAAGTTCACTGACATATTGCTCGGGAGTAAGACCAAGTTTCTTAGCTATCGCAACCTGCGATGTCTTTAACCTGACTTTTTTAGAAGATGTGCTTCTAGTTGCCGGCGCTACTACAGTGGACGGTTTAACCGCTGGCTTGTCAGCCGGTTTCGCTGCTTTTGGTTCGTCTACTTCGGTTATGTCATCGAAGTTTTCTGCAAACCGTTTACGCATAGTTTTGTCTAATGCGTTGTAATACTCGTCAGAACCAATTATAACTCCGTTGCGTTTTAGCTTTTCGTGTAGGCCTAACGCTGCCGCAGTCATCTCCTCGTCTTGTCCAAACCAAGGATTTCTAACTTGCCAAGCCAAAACTTTTTGGTCAGGCTGTGGCGCAGCTTGGTACTGTTGGGTCATTTGTACAGGATTTTCCTGCTCTTGTAAAGGGGGTAGTTTAAATTTCTTTACCTTATCGAGCTGCATCTGTGCTTTAACTAAATCGCCTTGTGCTTCCATCATTTTTTCGGAATCACCAGCTTCATAAGCCTCTTTGTAGGCTTGTTTAGCTGCTTTTAGTTGTGCTTTAGCAGACTCTTTTACCGCTTCTTTATACTCTTTTTCACCATTTTCAAGAATAGATTTAATACGTTTATTCTCTTCATATAGCTTTTGAGCAGCTTCTAAAGCGGCATTTCTTTCTCTATCGGCAGATTCTTTGGCACGTCGCTCGTCATTCCAAATCTTTTTCATCTGCTTTAGCTTTTGTTTAGCCTCTTCGCTGTATTGATCCAGCTCATCGACTTCGACTTCAAGCTTTTTTACTACTTCTTTAGGTAGTGGTTCACGATTACGATCATCCGCAGGGGTATCGTCTTCGATCTCAATCTCAAGGCTTTCGCCTTCACCTTCCAGCTCAATATCAACTTTTTCTTCGGGTTTACCCGCAGATTCAGCTTCTATTTCATCTGGAAATTTAAATTCTTCTTTTTGCATTTCCGCCATTTTGTGGGCTCCTTAAACAAATTTACGTTTGATGCCACGTGGATCTTGTACTACAGCTTCCACAGAGTCATCGTTAATAATGCGAAATTCCCGGTCATGAATTACCAAACGGGTACCGGCATTAGGGCGCACAAGAATAAAGTCGCCTTTTTTACACCATGGTCCATTTGGGAATCTTTCTTTATCCGCATAACAATCAGGACCTAAATCAACCACAAATAAAACGGTTGTTAAAAGTTCATCATGCCTACGGGTTTCATCAGCTTTAATAATGCCGCTGTCAAATGCTTCTTCCGCTTCTGGAATTGCACATAAAATACGGTATCCGGAAGGTACGGGTAGTTGTTTCGCCCTTTCTTCTGCCGTTTTAGCCATTACAGCTGCTAGGTCAACTGCTTGACTAAGATCAAGGTTACTCATCGTCTGAGGTCTCCGTTTTGCGTTTAAGGTCTAATATTTCTTGCTTAGCGAGCAGCAGACCATGTATCTCCCCGCTAAGCCGTTTGTATTCTGCATAGTCAGCTGCTTGTCCGCTAGCTATCCAGTCTTTCTTTGCTGCTACTTCTACGTCTAGCTTTTGTACTAGAACTTCGAATGTGTCCATTATTCTCCTTTAGACTTTGGTTGATTTTTTAAATTAGCTTGGTGTTTTGCTAATTCCACTGCATTTTTCTGGTGAGTCAACGATGCTTCGTGTGCATGGTCGGCTGCCTCCATCAAATGATTCCGTGCTGCTTCTTCCTTATCGTGACGCATTTGTGCAACAGTCTTCATAGCATCTACGTTACGCTGAGCTTTCTGTTGGATAACTTGGGCGCCGGCTTTCATAGCATCAATGTCAATTTGCTTAGCTTTGAGCTTGGCATCCATCTGATCTTTAGCTGCCTTGCGTTGCTGCTCAGCCATCTTGATCTGAAGTTCCTGTTGTTGCATTTGAACAATCGGATCTTGCGCTTGCTGCTGCGCTTGCTGTTGTGCGACCTGTGCTTGGTTCTGAGTAAGCAGACGTTGGGCGGCTTGTGCCAAGAGGGGGGCCAACCGAGCTTCAACTTGAGGATCCATATTGATATCTTCACCAGACTCGTTTTTCTGAGGTGGTAATGACATACCAAGCTGCTGTTCGATTTGAACACGATACTCAAACCCTAAGTGCTCATTGATGTGGTTCATCATAGCTGCTGTAATTTGCTGAGCCATTGGATTGTTTTGCATGAGCTGAGCAATCTTAGGATCTTGTAAAGCAGACATGTGAACTTGGATATGCGCCTGATGGTCTTGGTACAAGAATGCCTTGACCGGCTTCATCATGAGAATGTTTTGATTCTCCGTAACAGGGTCTGTCGGCTTTTGGTCTTCGTCCATCGGAATGAGTTTTTGCGCATTCTTAATCCCCAAAACATCGAGCATCTGTCTATGGAGGAGCGGGAGGTTGTAAAGCTGGGGAGCTCCCTGAGCCAGTTGGAGAACTGCTTGGTACTGTACGATCTTTTGCGCCATCGTAGACGCATTAGGGTCGCTGACCGGGATAACATCGACGTTATCGTAGTCACTCTTTTTCGCACGCCGTGAACCCTCAACTGGATCATAGTTATATTCCTCTGGAGTGTAAGCAGCAATAATTCCTTTGAGTAGCTTTAACTCTTGCTTCATCGAATAGTGGATACGTGCTTGCACAGCACTCATCACTTTCAATGTACGCTCAAGGATTGCCAGTGTTGTACCTACCGGAGCTTGCGCACCCATATCACTAATCTGCATGTCCGCAGTATTAGCAAACCGGCGACCATCTTCAATGATCTGATTAAGTAAACCGATTAGTGTTTGGCTTGGCTCTTTGTATGGGAGAGGCATGACGTTGTCACGCATCGTTCCACTGGGTACGTCGACGTCACGGAACTCGCCGGGGGCGATGGGGGTGTCATCTCCTTTGATACGCAACCCACGGGTCTTAAAGCCACCCGGCAAGTTGGAAAGTGTCCCAGCGTCAACCAACTGCCGGATGAGAGAAGTACCAGACTTAGCGTAAGCGCCAATAAGGTGGATGAGGCCAAAGTAATAAAAACCAAAGCCCGGAATGTAACCATAGTGCACGAAGTGCTGGCGTTTTTGGTAAGTTTCATCGTCTGGCTCCCAGTTTCTACGGATAGACAGAATAGTGTTGCTACCCTTCTCAATAGTGACAACGTATGGTAGACCGATGCCTGTTGGCTCGCCATTCTCATCGGTATGCTCGAACCCTTCAATGTCTAGGTTCACGTGCATCTCTAGAATCTTAAAGCGGTCATCACTCGTCGCTTTAAAGCCCATCTTCTCTGCAATCTTTTTCTCAACTTCGTCAAGAGTATTGTCAGGAGTGCCAAGGTCTACGTCACGATAAAAGCCAGACGCTTGTAAGCGCAGCAGCTCATTCTCGGTCTTACGCATCACATGTGTTATCCGATCAGCAGACTCAAGACTAGAGGCGCCATAAGGCACGACCATGTCTTCAGCTGGCACGAACATAGAGACTTGACGCTCTAAGTGTGGGTCGTAATACACCTTCTTAAACGCATTACCAGACAGACCTAAGCCCCATAACATGCGCTCATGCTCAGGACGATATTCTTGCATTACATCTGTTAACTGGTAGTTCATGTCATCTTGGACACGCTCTGCCGCAGCTTTTTTATCTGGTGTCTCTTTACCAATAATCTGTGTCTTAACTGGACCACTGGCTGGGAACATACTCATCATAGTCTCAGCTTGGAACTTGACCAGCGACTCAGACAGTAGTGGGTGGTACACACCACATGCGCCTTCCCATGGCTCAGCACGCTCTTCAATCTTCATACCCAACAACTCAAGACCATCGACGTAAGTTTGTATCCAGTCCTTGCGTGAGGCAATGTCCATGTCATAGTCACCAATGAGGTCACCAGCAATCTGGGTTAATTGACCATCATCTAAGTACTCTGCCAAGTTAGCATTGAACTCATCGTCCATTTCACGCCCCGGCTCAATTTCAATCTCGAGGCCATCCATACCAATCTTGACTGACTCAGGATCCTCAATCTCAATCTCCAGCGGTTGTTCTTGCGCAGCTAATTCTTCGATGCCTTGCGGTGCTGCATAGAGCGCTTTATCTATTGCCATAATTTATCCTTAGTAATACGCAACTTTACGTTTATACATTTGCTCGTCGGGCTCATCAGAGTTTAACCTAATGAAGCCACCTCTCCGATATCTAAGCAACGCTTGAGTCATCGAGTCCACCAAGTCATCATGCTCGCCTGATGGGAAACTTGCCACTTCTTCCACTAATTCTTCTGCCCAACTGGTGTTAGGAACCCATACATGTCCTGACGCAAACAAGTCAGAACACGCATTTAATCTAGATATTTTATCGTTACCTTTGGTTGGAGTAAAATCTTGGACCGGTACGCCCATAGCTCTCAGCTCAAAAATCAACGGCAGCCCAGTTGCTTTTGCTTCTACGATTATAGAGTCTGGATTCCATTCTTTGTACTGTTGATACGCTTTTTGTTTCAGTTCTGGGAACTCCATACGTTCTTTGAACGCATTTAACAGAATAATATTCGCTTGTTCTTTGCCAGTAGAGTCAGGCCAGTAGAACACACCCCACGTTGTACACGCAGAATAGTCACTACGTTGTGTCTTTAAGAACGCTGTATCCCAAGATTGAATAATAAACTCGCAATATGGGGGTGATTCGTCCTCCCATATGCGCCACCACTCACGTTTAATGATCGCCGACACATCAGATGTGGGCTGCTGCATGTACTGAGCCATCCATTTGGCGTTAGGCAACTCAGTTTTTAGCGCCATTAACTCAATTTTGCTCCAAAACTCGGGCCAAAGTGGGCGTCCGCTAGGTAAAAGTGCAGGAAAATCGATAACTTCCCACTCTTCACCGCTTCTTTGCGCCGCAGCTTTGAGAACTTGACCGGTTAAGTCCTTTTTAGACCACCGTGTCATAACAATTACGATAGCTCCCCCCGGTTGGAGACGCTGCCGTGGTCCTGAGGTGTACCATTCGTAGGTTTTGTCGTAGATTTCTGGGTTAGTTTCCGACAAAGCGGCTTCTTGTTCTGAGTGAGGATCGTCAATGATAAGCAAATCAGCTCCCTTACCAGTAACAGCACCCCCCACACCAATAGCAAAATAGTCGCCACCATAATTAGTGGCCCATCGACCAGCAGCTTTCGAGTCAGCCTGAAGAGCAACATTGGGAAAAAGGTCCTTATACGTATCTGAATCAACTAAGTTTCTTACTTTTCGTCCGAAACCCACGGCAAGTTCTGCTGTATGAGACGTTTGAATGACTTTCTTTTCGGGGAATTTTCCGAGGAACCAAGCAGGAAGAAGATAAGAAGCAAACTCAGACTTTGTGTGGCGAGGAGGCATATTAATAATAAGTCTCTTACAGGTTCCATTAGCTACCCTTTCAAACGCTCTAGCCATTTTCACGTGGTGATCCCCATGAATAAAGCTAGGCCATACATAATTTACAAATACCATGAAATCATTCTTAGCCTTATCAAAGGCCAAGGTCTTTTTAGCCTCAACAATTAACGCCCCAACTTTCTGCTGCGCCGCTGGGGGTAAGTGTGGTAAGGCTTTTTCAGCTTTCTGTAGGAGTTCCGGGCTCATCGTTAGTGCCTAGTTCCTCATCTACGTCAATATCGCCAATACTTTTCACCATATCTAACTCCGTGGGCTTGACCTCCTCCACGTCCCCCATGTACATATCAAGGGTTTTGGCAAGCTCTTTCTCAATATCTGCCACGGTTCTATGGGTAACATTGACCTCAATCTTTTCAGAAAACAACCCTACGGTTGAAATGCGGCCTAGATTTTCTAGTGCTTTCATGCGCTGCCGGGGGTCCGGGTCTACTGATTCTTGTATAAACTTGTTTGTGACGTAGTTACGTAGCCGTCTGGATACATCTAGAACCTCATGGTCCCACTCATTGAGTATCGCTTCTAAGTTGATAATGACGCCGGGCGTCAACGTTTTGGTAGCTGGAAGTTTACCTTCGGCAGCAATCTGGTGGCTTAGTGCCTTATCTTCAGGCGTAATTTCTACCTGTGCTCCAGCAAGCACAAGTTCTTGCACCGTCTCAAATAGAGCGTGCGCCTTTTCTCGAAAGTCCTCGATTTCCTGCGGCGTGGTGTCAAATGGCAGGGGTATCCCAACTTCCGGGGTTACAACAATCGGCATTTATGAAACTTTCTGTGGTTTCGATAATCCGAAATATAACACATTAAATAAAAAAGGGGGAAAGCATTTCTGCTTAACCCCCCGCTCACGTGACTAAGCTTTATCAGTTTACTACTTTTGGAATTGCTTAAGGGAACTAATAATCGAATCTAGCCAAAAGTCATTTACTTGTTTTACTTGCTTAGCAAAGTCTTGCAGCTTCTTATCAAAATCTAAATACCAATCAAACATAGCTTTCTCCTTTAGGTTGGTTAGTTCTGTGTAGTATACCAAATTTATGGTGCAGTGCAACAAGATTTATTTTGAAAAATATATACCCCCCGGGGGGTGCGATTTACAAAGTATAAGGGGGGTGTTTTTAAAAACACATAATCGGTTGTGCATATTAGTATGTGAAGCCAAGATATAGGAGTCCCATTTTAAATTTTGGGGGGTGGGGTGTCGAACTTATTAACAGCGTTAATAAAAACGCTAGGAGAAAACCTAGATTTTGTTACATTACACCTAAGGGCTAAAGCATTATCTAACCCGATATTTTATTAACAGTAGTTAATCTTTTATTAGGAGAATTAAAATGAGTGCAAACTATTCATTGGTAGTTAATAGCGTTAAGAGTGCTATCAAATCCGATAGCGAAGTTCAACACAAGTGGGTCAAGGCAGGTAGTGAAGTGGTTGCGTTTTTTGGTAGTGAGAAAGCCCTCGACGAAGTAAAAGCCCAATTTATAGCGGATTGCATTTTACCCGCATTAGATAAAAAGCATGCTGAATCATTGGCTAAGGATTTACCACGCAAGGGCTCAAAAGAGTTCAACGCATTACCCGATAGCGAAAAGACTAAATGGGAATTGGCTAATCAGGCTAAGAAAGATGCAAGGGCAACATGCAACACCTACTACAATCGGGTCAAATCCTACGCTTTCGAGAAAGAAAGCAAGGCAACGACTAAAAAGGGTTTTGCTGAAAAGTTAAGTGCATTGGTAGAGGAGTGTGCAAACTTAAAAGATGCAAACTTCGATATCGTTGCTTGCATGCAATTCTTAGTAAGTGCCGAGAAAGTAGTTAAGGGCATCAAATAATAACTACTTTGTAGGATACCCCGCTTCGGCGGGGTTTTTTATTGCCCGCAATTCATGAT